AAGATTAAACTCAATGTTTAATACGTCATAGAATAAGTTATATAGGATTTTTTGAATATCTTCGTCCGATGATTTAATCTGGAGTACCTCACCCATATCGTTTTTAAGACTACACTCATCAGCAATAATATCAAGAGCAGAAGCAATAATAGCATCTGTATCCATAATATCATAATCTGAGTATAATTGGGTTCTTAGATATTGATAGTTAAGGTTAAATTGTGATCCAAATAAAGAAGTAGAAGCAGGGTTTTGGTAAATACCCTTAAATCTATCCATTAAAGCATTAGTTTGGAATTCTCCAGAGGTTTGAATGTGATCCGTATCGACTACTTTAAGTTGATTACCACCAACGTTACGAATTACTACGTCGGAGGAGAATAATCTCTGTAATCTTCTAAATAAACTAGTATCAGCCATTGCAATGTTATTATTATAAATATTATCTAATTAGCCAACTAATATCTTCTTTTCCATCTCCATATGGATTATCCATTTGGTAAGGATTGTTAATTTTGTTGGGGTTATATCCCCCTTGCCAATTAACTCTATTTGTAGAAATATTAGATAAAGCTGCTTTACTCAAATCTAAGTGTTGTTGTCTAAATTTAAACGACGTATCACGCATGAACATACCAATCCCAAATGACATAATCAAGTCATCGTTGTATCCTTGTTGGGCTTCTGCGCGTCCATTTTTCCAAATGAATACTTTCATTTCTTCTAGTAATCTACTTGATTGGATTATTACACTTTGATCTGAAATATATTCTTGGAATTTACCTATAATCATAGGTCTTACTTTAGAGGACATTGTAAAGCCAGGAACCATTTTACTTGTATCCATATATTTGTCAAAATATGAATCCGAAAGCGTAGCATCACTTTTAGCTGAGTAGTATAGGTTGGTGTAACCTCTGTCGATAATGGTTTGTAACGTTGCCCAACCAATTGAAGCATTTTCTACTACAAGTAAGGCTTCATTATATTCAGTAGCAATGCCTACTAATAAGTGACCAAATTCTTTAGTACCAATTTGACCTTTGTATTCAGCAACTTGGGTATTGGTTTCAATATCAATAATATGGAATGCAGAATAGTCTTTACCATCTCCACGAGCAACATCAGCAACCACGAGGTAGGATCTTGAATAATCAGCGGGTTCCCAAATCCATAAGTTACCGTCTGCACCACGTTTTTCAAGTGGGTTTTTAATATAGGTTTTTTCATAAAATTCAATGTATTCACTATAGAATACAGTGTCACCTGAGGTACTAAAATCACAGTCACATTCTTGTGCTGCCATTCTAGGATCACCTAGTAATTCATCTTGTCGTTTTCTCCAAGCTTCATCTCGTTCAGGATGAACATACCAAGGTAATTTGATTGGTAAGAAATCACTTTCGCCATTTTCTGCTCTAACCCATGTTTGATGGAACCAATTACCTGTACCATAAGGAGTAGATAAAGCAATACACCCACCACCAGTAGCAAGTGTTTGTTGAGCTGAGGCCCAGATTTCGCCAATGTTATCAATAAAGGCAGCCTCATCAATTAACAGAAGAGAAACGGCTTCCGATCTACCTGCATCACTTGATGCTGAAGTAGCTTTAATTTGGGATCCGTTATTTAGCCTAAGTGTTAATTTGTTATTTTCGTCTGCTGGGATTTTTAGCCATGAAGGTAAATTTTCATACATGAATTTAACCTTCGTAACCATGTTTTTAGCTGTTTCTTGCTTGGTCGCAATACAGAGTACGTTTTTATCCTTTTGAAATAACATCAACCACAGAGAATAACCTGCACCCAATGTTGAGATGCCTAACTGACGAGATTTAAGTACTACAGAATAAGGATTTTCTTGAAATAGTTTTAATACTTTTTCTTGGAATGGGAATAGCTGGAATGGGATGCGACCACGTTGTGGGTGTTGAATAAAGCAGTATTTTTTCATAAAGTGGACAGGGTCAGCTGCACACTTAATATACTCTTGTTGGATTATTTGTCTTAAATTGGGTTCGCTCATTTGCCAATTTTCCAGTACATACGACCTGTGAAAACTGGTTGTAAATCTTGATTAACACCTATTCCAAAACCGTATGCTTGTTTTCTTTTATTTCTATACATCAATTCACTACCTAGGTAATTGATTTGAGATTGATCTCCTGTTAAACCAACTCCAAAGTATAATTCTCTTTTATTTAAAATAATAGTTTCTTTAATAGTTTTTCTTGGGTAAGTAAAATTGTAAGCAATTTTTCTACCTAAGATTTGGTTTTGGGATACTGTATCAGTGATCGTTAAGTCTAGACTGTCTAATACTTGTGTATCCTCGTACGTTCTAATAGCATAATAATCTGCTAAAATAGCTGCTGTATCGATTGGGGTTGTAAATGTATCAATATCTACCTTAGTAACATATTTTATTTTAGGTACATATACAGGGTATTCTTTTTCAATCGTAACGTATTCGACAATTGTATCCCTAATAATACGTTCAGTAGGTTCAATTGGTCCAGAACAGTTACGTTGAAAAAGTAAAATTACTAATACAGCTATTAATAATGTTTGAATATTTTTAACGTAGCGATTCAAGTTCGTTCTTAATTTTGGTTAACTCTTTTAAACGAGTAAATAACTTATCTTTATCTTCACCTTCAGCTAATTTCCATTTTTTAACTGTAGATTTCATTTCTTTAATAGTTTCTTTAAGCTTAGGGTTACTATTTTCTCCTATAGCTTGAGAAGCTTGTGCTGCTTTTTCTAAAGCGGCAGCTAATTCTTCAGCATTTTCAACATCATCGTCTGTAGGAATAATGCTTTCTTCCTCTGTAAGAACATCTACAATAGTTTCTTTAATATATTCTGCTAATTCTGAACGTTTCATTACAATATTATTTTATTATAAATATGTCAAAGTTCAATACTATTAATTATTTGATGGACTCGTTCCTCTGTACTACCCTCAATTACACCGTAGTTTTTGATACGATGTTTTTGTTGACTTAAAATATGTCGAATAATGATATCAATTTCATTTCTGTAGTCTGCATCAGTTTCTCTAATACCATTATCTTCAATTTCTACACCTTCGGGTGAAACATAAAAAATGTAATCGTATTCTTTAATCAAACGGATAGCGTAAGCATAAAATGCTTCTTTATCAGTCCAATCCATTGATTTGGATGCTTGAGCAAAAGCCATTACATCAATAATAGTACGATCTGTAATGATGTTAGGGATAAGCAGTTCACTTGCTCTCTCAGCCATAAAAACTGTTTGGCCCAAAAATGTTGAATCAGTGTTCAATGGGATACCCATTGCCATTAACTCCTTAGAACGTTCTGTTCTAGTTGTAAAGTCTTTAAAATAATCTAGCTCTTTAAGAGCGTTGACAAGTGTAGTTTTACCTACACTCATCGTTCCGCATAATCCTATTTTCATTTCATTAAATTTTGAACTATATTAACTACCTTAGTATAAAATTCATCGTTAAGATAACGAGATTCTTTTAATAATCCAACAGAATGTGATGAAGTTTCTAAGAGCTTTTTATAATTTTCTTTATCACAAACATTAATACCATGTTTTAAATTTAAAAACTTACTATTAAGCTTATTGGGGCCAGGGTAGTATAAAACTTTTTTATTAAGCAATTGGGCCCAATATACTCCATGATATGAAGAAGTAATTATTGATTCTTTAGAAGAAATAAAATTAACAATATTTTCTATAGTTTCACTATTACTAATTCTATCACCTTTAATATCTATAGGATGATCATGGTGTTCTAAAAGTCCAAGGCCTTGGGGTTCGGAATGAGTTTTATCAAATAGAGAGTGTTTAGCTGAGACACAGGGTAAATATTCTGCTTTTATACCATGAATTTTATCTCTTATTCCTGCTAATAAAACATTTTCGTGGTTTAGTATGTCCCAATCTATTTCTAAAGGGGTATTACTACCTATTCCCCATAGAATTACTTTATTATTTTCTACTAAATATCTTAAAGTTTCTTGTAGGTGATTTCCTTTATGAGTTATAAGTCCCCCACCACCTATAACTATAATTTCGTTTTTAAATAAAAAATGTTCCCATCCTTCTCCTTTTATAGCTTGTTCTATAAGAGGAAAATGAGCTAACCTAATAGGAAATGGAAATTTATAGTATTGAAAAGGACTACAATTATGATCCCCAGCATTACCCTGAAAGTTAATATTAGTAAATACTACTCTTTCGTACATTAGTTTGATTGTGATGCCCCAGGTTTAACTCTATAACTATCTGAATCAAAGTGTTGGGTAGATACTTCAAAAATAGTAGCTCCTTCTGTAAGGGCTAGCATTTGGTGTGGTTGTCCCGGGAGGAGGTGGATGCAATCTCCTTCACGTACTGTTCTGGAGTGTTCAATAGCTGTTTCTGTATTAATATACTTATACAAAAATTCTCCTTTAGAAATGTACCATGCTTCATCTTTTAATAAATGATAATGCATCGAAAATTGTTTATCTTTTTCAAATACTAATAATTTACCACAATAAAGTTCATTATTAATAATCCAAAGTTCATAGCCCCAAGCTTTATCAACTCGTTGACCTTCATATACTTGAGCTTCTAGTGTATGTTCTCTCATAATATTAATTTCTGTAATCTGATAGTAGGTTTTTCATTGAGGCATTTTTATACCAAGGTAAACCTTCACGTTCTTGCATAATTTCATTATATGATTCTTCATCGTACTGAATACCATGGAGATAATATGATTTAGACATTTCTGATTCTTTATCATATGGTTCAATTGCTGGACCATCCCAACGATGGAACTTCCAATTTTCCTCACCTTGCATTCTAACCAGATGAATAATTGCTCCTCTTGAGTTAATTTCTTTGTACTCGTAAAGTCTTTCTTTTGCCATAACTTATTTATTAATAATTTTCAAAAAATTCAGGATATTCGTCCATATCCTCTTTAAACTGTAAAATATATTCTGCAACGTATGTTCCTTGAGCACCCGAAACTGTAATACCACGTGCTGATAAAGCGTCACCTACAAAGTGAACGTTGTTAAAATCAGCTAATGCTAATGTATCATAGTCAACTAATGGTTCAGGTGATAGATACTTGACTTCAGGAATATAAACACCCCAATCATTTTGAAGAGTTGGGAATACTTTTTTCATATCCTCGATAAAATCATCAATGTATGAATAGTAACCTTGGAAAGCTTCACGTACTTCCTCCATTTGAGGACCACTAATAGAAACAGCACTTACATTTTCACCTTCAGATGTTGTTGAGGGACGACGTGAAGGGCTATAATACAAACCAGTAGCATCCTTTTGTACTTTCTCTACCAATTCTCT